CGATTCACAAACACCAAATTGGGCGGATGTGTCAACCACACAGAACCCCGGATGGACGGACATTCCAACATAGGAGTTTTAAATGGCAGCTACAACAGGACAACTAGGGCTAGTCACCCCATGTCAGAGTAGTTAGTTGTGGCCGCGCCAAACGTGCCAGAGCCAGCGGCTGTAGCTTTGAACAACGCAATTTTAAATGTGTTGCCCGTGGTGGTAGTAAAGTTGTGGACAGCTTTTAGGATTTCGACCTTGAAGCTGGTGGGCATTGCCGTGGTAATAGTAATAGCCATGTTATATCTCCAATAGAGTTACAAGTTCAGGATGCCCCGCTTCACGGAGACGGTTAGCTAGAGTCGTGTTGTTCGACTCAATTGCGCGTTTCATGTAGAACACCAACACACCACGGATGTGTTCACGAAAAGCTTGCGCCTGATCGCGAATGGCCGGATGGGACTGATCCCCGACATAGATAATTCGGTTTAATGCTTGCTCGGCAAGCTCTTCGGGGTTGAACCCACGATGGTCTACCTTGTGGACTAGCACGTTACCAATTTCACCAGCAGATTCAGTTGCAAACATTAAGCGATCCTCAAAATAGCTGTGCTGTACGTAGACGACGGGAACTGCACTACAAACGTATTGGCAGAAGTCTTGTCTGAGCCAAAGTCCAACACAGCAACCGATGCGGTATTGCCACTACCCAAGTCTTTGTAAATTAAAGCACCTCGGGCTGTGATTGTGCCCGTCCAAGTCACGTTGGCAAACGACCAATAAGCCGCCGCTGTAGAGCCTGTCTGGTTACCTAACGTCGGGACTTGCGTAATTGTCAGGGTTGAACCGCCAGCCGTATAGCTACCACCAGCCGCTTCGCCAGAAGATGTATACGCCGTAGTGTCAGGGCCAAGAGAAGCCGCGCCGGTGTACAGCGCTATCTTGTACGAAGTGTCGCCCGTATTGCTAAAGCTAAACGTGCCATTGGCCAATCCAACTTTAAACGTGTTTGTAGCGCCTTGGGTCAATGACATATCAGGTTACTTTCTGACGGAACTGACCAGAACGATAAGCGTCCTGACGCTCCATTCCATCGCCCAGACGTTTTGCCAATGCAAGAGCTTCCATGAACTTCTGGTTGTACAACTGCATCATATCCGCTTCACCCTTCATGTAGGTGTAAGCCTCAACAAGCGAAGCATACAGCAACACAGAGTCAAAGTTGTCACCAAGCCAAGTTGTGGTGGCTGTAACAATCGACTCTGGGTAGTAGTAGTAATGCAACTCAACGTTGTAATTTGCGTCGGGTGTTGGGCCTAGAATAAAAGTCAACTCGGCGTCATTGGATGACTGAGGGCCAAACAAAGCGTAGTAGCGCGGCAAACCTGTGTCATTTGCTTGAGGGTAAGCCTGACGGATAAAGTTAACGTCTTTGTTAAGCAAGTATTCGTAGGAGCCATTGGTTTTAATTACAGCAAGTGAGTACACGGACAGAAAATCGCCGGGTACTGAGAGGTACTTGTTGTTAATGGTAAGTGTGCCGGTAACGTTTTTGCGAAGGTTGGCAATCTGAACGCTTGAATATATTTTCTGTTCGGCTTGTTGCGTGAACATAGCCAATTCATCTGCGGTAAACGAGTTCTCGCAAATGTCTTGAATATTGGCTATGAGAGACGCATAGTTCATGCCATCGGACCTCTAGCCATTTTGCCTTTAGTCTGCGCTTTGCCGCCACGCACGACAATGCCGCTAGTCTTTACGTCATCGCGTCCGGGGTCGCCTGAGCTTACGCGAGGTGCAGGCATGCCGCATCTCATGTCTTTTGCCGATAACGTGTTGGGATCAACCGAGCCACTCACAGCTTTCTGCGGGCTAATCTTGCCGCCACGCATGGTGTGAGGTTCAGCATAGACAGAAGCCGCGCCCACTTCTTTACCCATCATTTTCTGACTAAATTTAGCCATGATTACCCCTGATTAACACAGCGAGCCATATTGCGACCCATTGATTTCATTGCTTCAGATGAAACGCCAGCAGACTTTTTGCCGCCTTTCATGCCCAAGACTTTAGCATCAACAGTGCCTAAGTTTTTAACGTCCGTCTTACCTTTTTTTGCCACGCCATCAGCGCCACGTTTATAAGCCATTTTAAGCTCCTAAGAAATTGTAACTTGCCCAACAAATGAAGTCGTTGTCATGCCTACTGCTTCTATAACCTGTGACCGACTCTGTGGGTATCCCGTAAAGTCTGGTCTTGGATTGCGAATAGCCTGAGGATCATCAACGGGATACATGCCAAGTTGAAGCTGCGGTTGATCGGGATTCCAACATTCATTACAAGCCTTAACGTTAGTGGTTTTAGTCTTAACAATCAGGTAACGCAATGTCCGTAGTTTATACCGAAAGCCGCAAACATCACACTCTGCAATCGCTTTACTATCAGAGGCAAACTTATTACCCACGACTAGCTCCGAATGCCCACAATGCGCGGCACAAACCGTACTGAAGCTTTCTCACGATCCTCTTGTGCTGCCAAGTCAAACTGAAACTCATATTCTTGTTTAAGCATTGGCAATCGTGCCGCAAGATCAGGCATCTTCATTGCAATGTAGTAAGCCAGTCCTGCCGCAATTGCTGGCAAGAATCTGAAGTTTGCATCTTGAGTGGTCGCGCCCGTACCCGCGTCCTCAATACGGCGCATACGGTAGTATTTAAAAATGTAATAAGGAGCGGGTGATGTGCCTTGATCGGGGACAGGCCATACGACAATCTTAGGGTTATCCCGCAGTCTACGCACCCACACTTGAATGGGGCGACCTTGTGCTAACTTGTTAGGGATTGTGGCGTAAGTCGATACGCTAATACGAGATATAGTTAAATCAGATTGCGTTGAGTAATTGCCTGAACCCGTTCTAATAACCTGATCCATCAAATCAATGGTATCGGCGGGTAAATCGTATTCGGCTTGCCCTTGAATCAGGTTGACTGTACCCTCATCAATTGTCCACATGTTAATGCCACGGTTTTGAAACTCAATGGTCATCAAGTTCATGGATCGCGTAGCTGTGCGTAGGTCGTAACCTGTACGCATTTCTTTACCGGCACGTTCAAACGCCTCTTCTGCCAGTTCAGCGAAGTCTAGGTTAAACGCGGTGGTTCCAGAAACAGCCATTATCTAAATCCCGATGTTTTCTTAGCAATGCTTTTAGGTTGCGCTACAAACTGCTTACCTGCCGCCTTACCTTTACGCTTTGCTTTGGTTGTGGCTGCGTACTCCGCAGGGCTAAGAGACTCAATAGCTTTCTTAGGCAAATACCGTTCACCTGTCTCAGACGATTTCTTGCCTGACTTGGTTGTCCATTTCTGGTCACCCCAATTTTTTAAAGACTGTTGCGGGGCGGCTAAACCACCACCCGCTAATTTTTTACTGGCACAATGAGCTTTTTCAGAAAAACCTTTAGGGCTTTTACAATTAATGGACTCTTTGCGCTTTTCTGTCCACTTCATTTATATCCACCACCTGCTGCTTTATATCGTTTAGCCATTAGTTGAGCTTTTCTGGCTGACCATTGCCCTGCGCCTGTACCTTGAACCGCCGCAGCTTTTACGCTGTTAAAAATACGTTTACGCAATTCTGGTTTGGTGTAATTGCCTGATTCATTTACTTTAGACTTAACCTCACCACCTTCAGCGTATTGTGCGGTCTTAGCGGCATTTGCAAAATCACTTTTTTTAGGAGCGCCCTTAGCACCTGCCGACTTCATGCTCTCACCTGAACCTGCTGCAATACGTTTTTTCTTAGCCGCAATATTTGCATACAAGCCACCGCCTGCAAACATCTGAAACTTATCGCCATCCTTGCGCGTCATGGTTTTACCCTTTGGCATCTTGGATGGCATGATTGCGCCCATACCTCTGCTGGCCTTCATCAGATCACCTTTTTGCGAGCTTTACTTTTAACAGAAGCTTTCTTAGTTAAAAACATTTTTTCAACCATTTCTATTCGCTGCGGCTTGGTGGTAACTTTGTTAATAATATCTTTGCGCTTTGACGAAGTTTGGGCTTTGTCGTAAAAGCCAGCTTTTTCTAGCGCCTTCTTGGTGACCGGACTAGATACCTTACCGCCCTTCTTCATGTAACCCATCTTATTGCGTACTTCAGTGGGCAACTTTGCAAGCCCGGGGTTGCTGTCTGCGTCAACGGGTTTCATACAAAACGTCCTTTAGTCTTGCCACGTTGCGCGATACCATCACCGCGCTTGGCTTTGATTGCGCCGCCTTTCTTCATTGGCGTAGCTTCTAGTGGGCGTTCGCGCAGTAATTTTCGTTTAGCTGCTGCACGAGCGCGGGGCGTTTTGCTCATCAATTCTTTAATAGCATCAATAGCGCCACCAATAGGTCCGGGGCGACTGTAATCACCACGACTCGGCG